AAGACTTAAAAGTATATTTCTTTCCTCTGCTAATTTTAAATCATCACTTTCATTTTTTAAATCTTCTAAAGGAATCATTCCAATTTTAGGAAAATAATCAGAAACATATTGTTCATTTATATTTCCTTTTTCATCTTTAACTAAAATTTTTCTTGAATGAGATGTTCCTCCGGGAATATAATACCCAGTTGAGGCTTGAGTATTTCTTTGCAATAAATCTTTTTCTTCAAAACTAGTGCTTTTTAAAAACTCTGGAGATCTTAATTCATCACTAACACCAAATGTAGGAGAAATTTGTAATGTTTCTAACTGACCTTCTCCCATATCGTCATACATAAAGCTACCTGTAGTATCATATAGTTCTTCAAGTGAAAGAGCAGGTTTTCCTGTAGTATCATAATTCATTGTAGTCATATCAGATAAACTTTGTAAAGCTAACCCAATATTAGGATTTTCTCTGGTTCTTTTACTATTAAAATGTTCCACAAAAAATTCTAAATCAGCAAAACTTATTTGTTTTAATTCATCAGGATTAGATAAAAGAAAATTACTATTTGTTTGCATTACTATTTAACTCATCTCTAAGGTATTTCATTCTACGTAAACAAGCAATAGAACCTTGTAACTTATACATCATAGGCATATCAGTTGCACTCTCTAAAGACTTGTGTTGTTTAGCTATGGAATCATCTATATATTCTACAAAAGAATCCCACAACTCCTTATCGCTTGTAAGTTTTCTTAACTTCATCATTATTGTATAGGTCCTTGATTACCTGTAAATCCCGGTTCTTGTGGAGTTGGTACTGAACCAGTTCCTATTGTACCACCACCAGAACCTTGTGTATCTTCTACTTGCCCACCCGGAGGAGCAGGAGGTTGACCTTGTTGAGGTGGTTGTCCTTGTTGTTGTGGAGGTGCAGGAGGTGGATTTTCTGCTTGAAACTTTTTAAGTATCTCTGCTTGTACTGCAGCTTGACTCATTGAGTTAGCTACCTTATCAGGATCAAGATCCATACTCTTAGCAATCTCTCTAACTATATAATCCATTCTAGCAAAAGGAGCAAGTTGTGGATTAGATACTGTTTGCATAAACTGCATTAGTCTCTGGCTTCTAACTTCATTAGCCATTAAACTTTCTGTACCTTGAGCCTTAACTTCAAGATCACCTTTTATCTCTGGGTCAAAGTCAAATTGCATATTAAAATTAAAAAATGCTTTACCTAACGGTCCAAGTAAATAGTCATCTACATTTTTAATAACATTTCTAATAGATCCATTTGCAGCATTCATTAACATAGATATACCAGAAGCAGTTCTACCTACACCTTGTATACCTGTTTGACCATGAGCAAACGAAGGAAAACCAGTAGACTCATCTGCAAGTTGTCTAGCTTTATCAAACATCTGCATGTTTTCACCAGACACGTTAGGAAACTTAGTTCCAAATATTCCCTGACCCGGTGCGCCACCTTGTCTTCTAAATACTTTTCCCGGATATACTGTAAGATCTTGTCCCGGAACTAAGTTAGTCTCATCTACTTCTATTAACAAGTTTCCTGACAATGCAGCATTATCTACTGACATTCTCATAAACCCATTCATAAGAGTTTGTGTATCATCCATATTTTCTGCAATGCCTACACCAAAGATATTGTAAGGATTCATTTCATACGGTGTAGCATAGTAAGGTAAGTAAGCAGGAGTAAATGGATTCATTACTAAACGTAATACACAACTGTTACAAATCCATGCATTAACACTAACTTGCTCTACATCTTTAAGTTCTTTTGGTATATCTATATCGTACTGTTCTATTATCTCACGATCTACAAAACCCCAAAATTCTAATACTTCAAATCTTTGAGAATAATCATCTTCATTACTCTCATCCATTGCATGTTCCCACCATTCTTTATTATAGTTCTCACCTATATCTAATGCCTTATCAATAGCATTTGCCCTAAAGAAAGGTCTACGTTTTAATGCACGTAGTTGAGAACGAGACATCTTGTGTCTTTCTATAACATACTCTGCCTCATCCATATTGTTTGCATCTGGATCAGGATAAAAGTTCCAGATAGAAACATTAGAAGTTTGTGGTACAGTTTTAAATACTGGTTCATATTCACCTTCTTCATTCCAGTTAGGATATTCCTTATCAACTGCAAAAGGTCCTTTCATAATACCAGTACCAAATAAAGCAGATTCAAAAGCAGCAGATCTTAATTGTTTCTTAGCATTAGACTCTTCTAATTGATCATGTATTTTCTTTTCCATCTTTTTAGCTGCAATCATTGCAGGATGGAACTGTACAGCAGATGGACTTTTACCCGGTTTAAACTCTACATCTTCCTCAACTGCGCTCAGATCGTCTTTAAGAGGCCCTACACGCTCATTAAATTCTGGTAGTGTCTCCCCCGGAATAAGTTGATTCGGGTCTGTAGCACCTGTTTCTGTCTCTCCTAGAGCTTCTTTGAGTTGTGGGTTAGTTTCTACACTAACTGTATCTTCTACTCCTTCAGGTAAAACTGTAGGATTAATACCTAGTGGAAATCTACTAGCACCAAATAATACTTCTACCAACTGACCATAAGCAGCAAGAACTTTAGTCTTGGTAACTTTAACAAAAACTCTAGATTTTTCTGTAGAAGTGAATTGAACTTCAGGATTGTATAAACCTCTGTAGTTTCTATATGCTTGTATCCATCTCTCTTCATCACCTCTTCTAGAAGTTTCTGCTTTATTAAATCGTTCTCTAATAAACCTTTCTATTTGACCTACAGGTTCATCAGTAATATCTTCTACACCTATATCATCTATTGCTGCAGATTCTTCAGCATCCATTGCCATTTCTTTTATATCTTTTACCATAATCTATCCTTAATATCCAAATGTTGCATCTGCTGCTTGAAACCCTGTTCTTTGTGTTTCAGGATTGTAGTCAAATAAACTGCTTCTAGGTCTTGTCATAACTCCATAACGTAAGGCATCATATAAGTGATCTTCAGAGTTAGTATCTACATCCTCAGAATTATTTTTATCCAGAGGAATTATCGGTAGTTGAGAGATAATATTTGTGCAGTTATTAAAAAACACCAATCTCGGTGCTTCGGTAAATTCATCAATTTGTAGTCTTCTGTGAATCTCGTTTTTTCCTGCAATTCTACTCCCTTTACTTCTATCTGAAGGTCTCCATCTACATCCCTTCATTATCATTTGCTCTGCTAGCGACGGGCCAGTATCGCCACGCCTATGCCAAAGAGAGCTATCAAGCACACCGTAACGGATAGTTCCATCATCTCTTTCAGCCTCCAATATCATATCAGCTAAATCTGTAGCTAATACTTTTGAAACATAAAGTTCTCTGTAAACAATTAGTTGTTCATCAGGAGCAACGGCAAACCAGACAACTCCTGTATAACTTCCGTAACCATAGTCACAGGCCCTGAACTTAGCCCAACTATTAGGTATATTGTAAGGCTCAACAACATGAGTGGTTCTGCTCCACTCAGGAAAAGCTGATCCTTCACTAACATCCCAATTTCCTTCTAGTAATTGTTTTCTCTGATTCTCTGGCAACGAAAGTAAGTTTGCCTCGTACACTCCGTCTTCTGCTAAGTATGGATTATCAAATAACGTAGCAGGTATAAATCTTCTTTTAAATAGTGGCTCACCTTCTTTACTATGACCTTTAGGCCACATCAAGGTTTTACCTGTCTCTGTATCTGTTGCCCAAAAAGATGTACCATAAGGAGCAGGGTCAACAAACATTTTCTTTACCCATTGGTGTCCCGGTCCTCCCGGGTTTGTAGTAGCTCTCATGTAAATAGGTAAACTAGTATCACTAGTACGAAGACGACTGCGTAAGTAGTTCCAAGCATACGGAGTAGCCCATTGTGTAAGTTCATCAAATCCTATCCAACTAAAAGCCTGTCCTTGGTATCTTGTTACGTCATCATCCCTATCTAAATAAGATAACCACAATGTTGCTCCAGAAGGAGCTACCCAAGTCTTGTCTCTTTCTAAAAATTTTATATTAGGTACAGCTTTAGGGTATAGCTGTTTAGATACCGATATAAGTTCTCTTAACTCTTCTGTAGTACGTCTTACCAATAATCCCCTAAAGTTTGGATTAGTTAAGTAACGTACTGGATCTGCAAGCATAGCATAGGATTTACCTCCACCTGCTGATCCTCCATATAGTACTTCACGTTCTCCTGCTGATAAAAAGCTTGTTTGTGGACCTTTATTAGGTTCAAATATAACTTCTTTTACTTCTTCTTCAGGTTGACTGTAAACTTTCGGTTGAGTTACTAACTCCTCCAATTCTTTCTTTGGAGAGCTTTTTGGCTTTTTGTAACGCCTCTTTGTACCTTTGAGCGAGGTAGCTTTGAGCTGAAGCATTTGACTTACGTTTTTGTTCAATTTTAATTCTCTTCATTAAACCTACATGGGATATTTCTCTACCTGATTCTTTGCTTAACCAGTTTGCAACCTGCCTGTAGCTGTATTGTCTAATATACTTTTTTGCTTTCTCTAGTAGTTCAAGCTCTGTAGGAATAGGTAAAAGTATATCTCTATCTTCTTCACTCTGTTTGTAACCAAAAGGTACAACTCTTCCAACCCTAACTACAGGTTTCCAATCATAGCCGTACTCTGTTTTTTCAGGCTTAGGTAATTGCCAAGTTTTACTAATCTTCATTTTTAGGTGGTAATATAAATAGTGGACTTGTAGATGATACTTCTACCTTATCAGTTTTTACAAACCCTCCTCGGTCAAGAACATCTTTTGCAGCTATCATTCTTTCTTTATTACCAAGATCAGTAGGATTGTCTATTACTTCAGCTAAAGAGTAAGCAGCTTTAGTAGCTGTAGTAGCTAAAAACTTTTTAGTTAAGTCTGCAATCTCATCTTGCAAAGCATTCGTAATTGTAGAAGTAGCTAAATCATGGCTATACCCTGCTAGTTTTTTAGCCGTAACAGGGTTGCCTTTAGCCTCTTCAAACAGTACATCAAGAAACTTTTGTTGTTTCTCAGTTAACTTTTTCATTATCTTCCTCATTTAAACTTTGTCTAAATTGATTAGTCATAACTTGTTTAGCAGCTAAAATTTGATCTAATTCAAACTTTAATTTATTTTCTTTAGTCTGCAAGTCAGCTATTTGAGAAGTAAAGTATTTTGAAGTCTTACTTAAATCTTCTAGTTTATAATCCTTATCTTCAAAGTTAATAATTGGAGATACTGATTCTACTTTTTTTTCTTCTACATTTTTAGCCATTAGATATCTTTTCCTTTTTTTGTTGATTCAGGTAATACTATTGTAGGTATAACTTGACACATTGGTTTAGCTTGAAAAACTTTAGGACTTTTCATAGCTATCTTTGCTTTATCTACTGAGTTAGCAAAACACTGTTCCTTTGTTGTTAATAATTCATTTCCGGTTATTACCACACAACTTTCTGCATATGGTGCAGAACATAGTAATATTATTGGTAGCCACAAACCCATTATGCTAACTCAAAGTGAGGTCCATCTATAAATGGTCTTCTACCCTGACTCCTTCTAAGATCTACATAGGCGTTCATAGCCTCTTCCATTGTGCCATCCCAAGTGCGAATGTCATCAATATGCCAAGCTGCTCCCCAACGAATGCCCACGTTCTCAAGCTTTGCAGCCTCCTTCATGGCATCAGCTATATCGTCATATAGACTCAATTCCCATGAGGCCCTCCCTCCAACATAAGCCATGAGGTCTACTGCTAGACCTTCAAGGTGTTTACTTTTTAAAGTTTGTGAAGCACCCTTGTCAACGAGGGCTTGTTGTTCTGCAGGAGTTCTCATTCCACAAATGCAACCGAAGTCAATTTTGGTTAATTCTATTGCTCGTTTCACGCAGTTCTGCAATGAGTTGTCTACGCCTTCTAGTTTGCTTAGACTTTTTGAACTTAATGTATAACTCATGTCTATCTTCTCTCTTTCTGATATGGGCATTTTTATATCGTAGTCTTGTCACTGGCATTCTTTTATCGCCTAAGTAGTTTTGACGATAAGGTATGTGGGTCACTTCAATTTCTTTTTACCGTAAAATTTACCAATACCTTTCATTCCTATAGAAGCACTCACAATTCCACCTAGTGACAGTTGATACCATTGTGGCATTGCTTCTAGGGCAGCAAATCCTTGTGCTACTGTTTCTCTTCCCCAATCACCAGTAAAGGCTAGGATTAATGGAATTGAAAAAAGTAGTAGAATCCACTCATCTTTCCAAGAACCTTGTGTGGCTCTAATAGCAGCAAGATCCCAGTCAATGTCTCCTGTCGCTTCCTTCATTCTTATTTGAGCTTCAGCTTTCTGTACAGCAGTCTTGCCATCTAAATAAGAAGTAGCAAGACCACCGACTGAACCTAATAGTTGTGTTACTGCACTAATCATCTGATAACCATAGTAAAGCTACTAAGTTATAAACAAGTGCAACATACATTGATATAACAAAAAATGTTATCATTGTTTTAAACACCTACCTAGTTTTGAACACTCTTGATATGTTCTACATTGAGAACAAATTACTCTAAACTCTTTCATTTACAATTACACCCTTTACTACCTGTAACATAACCTGCTACAATACCAACAACACCAACAAGTGCATTATTCAACAAGGCTAAAATACCCTCATCAAACTTACCACCCATCTCTGATGCCATCATAAACTCATCCACGACTATGATACCTAATAAGCCCATCAAGCCTAACGCCAGTATCATTACTGTTATATGTTTCATGTTGCTCATTTTATAAACGCTATGTAAATACATAAAGCTATAATTATAAGCTTGCCATAATCTAAATCCCACGCAGTACCTTCACCACGTTCTTTAAAAAATGTTTTTATTTTTTCCCACATTATACATTATCCCTTACTTCTGATTTAGCAGTCACCTGTACGGAGGATCTGCCTTTGTTAACATAAAGTCCAAACCATGCTGCACCTGCTCCTACTACGACAGAAACAAACCCTGCCTGTGCA